AGTCACCAAACGTTAGTTTATCTTCTTCAATAATTGCTTTAAGATTGGCGCAACCCAATTTCTTGACTGTCACACTCATCTTGACACCAAGTTGAGTTTTCATTCCAGAGAAACCTGTGCCGACAATTTGACCTGCTCTACCACGCATCGCACACATCAATACGTTAGGATACTCTAGATCATAGTTGAGAGTAGCAGCAATACTATCACCAATATCGTTGACTTCCACCAGGATGTATGGTAAATTGTATTCCTTCGCTACCTGAAGAATTACCGAGGGAAACAGTACAGGTTTAATTTCATTATTTCTGTACTTTGCCACGACCTTATACGGCAGTGTGGTGATATCAAACACGACAAAAGCACTGTAGTCACCACCAATTCCTCTGGCAACATCAACAGTAATAATGTATTCGTGATCTTTTTGTACTCTTTCGTGAATATCAAGTCCTGCATTGGATGTAATTGGGTCAACAAATGGTATGTTTTGAAGCTTGGATGGACTGATAAGTGTATCAGCAGATCCAAGAAAGTCACATTCAAACTCTTGTGCGAACTGTCTGGCAGAGGTATTCTTAAGTGTCTCTTCTTTCCACTTGGCATCCCTACCAGGAACTTGAGACCAATGAACCTCATTCATTACATAACCATTCTTACCGTTCTTGGCATCAACCCACATCTTATAGAAGTGGTTCATGCCATTCGGCGTTGAAATGATTATGACTTTCGTGCTCTTACCAGAAGTAATAGTAGGATAAACAGAGGCAAAGAATTGCTCTGCAACATGGTTTGGAACGAAAGCGAATTCGTCGAGGAACAAGATATTGAACGACATGCCACGGACAGCAGATGCAGATGTAGAAGAAGCCAGTATCTTTGATCCGTTTTCAAGTTCGACATTACCTTTGTTCCAAACAACTACACCATGCTGCATCCACTTGGGCAGGTTTTCATAAGCAAGTTGAAGTCTGCTTAAGAGTTCCCTGGATGTGGAAGCTTTGTTAGCCAGAATACCAATATTAACGCTATCAAAGAATATTGCGTAATAAAGCAGATAAGCAACAACCGTAGTGGATTTTCCAGTTTGTCTGGGGAGTTTTGCGATGTTGAATCGGTTTTCATGAAAGTCTCTTAAAATATTCTTCTGGAAATCATACATCTCAAAAGGCACCAAGCCTTCGTCTAGTGAGATAATCTTAATATAATTTTCAGCAAAATAGACTGGATCATTCTTACACTTGATCCATTCGTTAATTTGTTTTTTTGTAAATGATATTTGGGTTCCTGCTTTCTTTAGATTAGGATTACCCAAATATACATCAGTACCAGCTGCCACAATAAAACCTAGTCACTACTGGTATTTAGGGGTGGTCTTCTTCCAACTCCTTCAATCTCTTCTCCCAGGTTACTCCAATCTCAGAACCTTTCTTTGGATTGATACAGGTGTCATCACCAAGTTTATTACAAACAAGACCTGCCAAGTCATCTTCGTTGCCTGGCTTATTTGTGCCAGTCCAGTAGTGCTGATCGTTGATCCAATTAGCACCACACTTAGGACAAGTCTTTGTGTTCATTTGTCATACTCCTTGAGAAACTTTTTGAAATCGGTTGTATCTCGTACAAGTTGCCTCTTGAGTTTCCAACCCATCCATTTCATCTGAACTCTTACAAACGCATAGCGCAATTGGAGATCAGCATAGACAAAGAGTTTCATAGTTTCTTCGACCCCAGCATATGCTACCAGGATCGCAAAGAACACAACAATAAAATAAGTCCCGTACATATGTAACTCTCTGCTACATTTATTATAAGCTATGTAGCAAAAAATAATGTTACGCTATGTTACAATTTAATAAGTATTGCTTTACAATCTTATAAATTATGCTTCCTTCCAGGTTCCTTTAGCAATTCGGATTTCCTTTAGAATGTTAAAATCCTTAGCTTTAGTACCACCATCGTAGTTCCAAGCATGACCTTCAGCGATCATCTGGTTATTCAACGATACTTCTTCGCCGTTGATAAACAGGTGTCCGATGATGCGACCATACTTCTCTGTGCTGTCTGGAAGTTCAGTCTTGATGATAATATCTCTAGCAAATAGTAAGCGTTCCTTCAACCAGTCTTTTGCTTGAAGTCCGAGTTTCTTTTCGTATGGATCCGACGTGCGGCTCTCTGGGGTATCAATACCCGCCAAACGAATTCGTTTAGTGAGGCTAATATCAAAACCCAAATCAATATCAGCATCAATAGTGTCGCCATCTACTACCTTATGTACTGAACGAATGCGGTAAATATATGGATCTTTAGTGTCTGTCATGGTCTTTCATCTCTTCGGTTGCCATCCGTAATATGTAGTAGATGACATACAAAGTGAATAAAAGACCACAACCTAATATTGTTACTACTCCCCAAGGGAAATCGTGTATCATTTGTTTCTGTGTATGTATTGTATTCCCATGATAGGTAGGACAATAATACCAAATCCACAAAGTCCTAACCAGATTGGACTTGATGCTAAGTGTTCAACTAGGGTAAGCATTATTCAAACCCCAATAAATGAAAAGTGCTATGGCGGAAAACAATACCATAGCACTTATGATTGTATTAGTCATCTGTTGAATGTTGTTCAAGGTAAGTTTTGAGTGTCTTTACGAGTTCGTTATACTGATCCCAGATATACTCTGATCCAGTTGAGTTCTTGTAAAGTTCGCAAGCAAGAATAAGTCTTGTAATGTCTTCTGCTTTCAGTCTCATTTTCATAATAGAAACCTCAAAACTAATTATAATGACAACAAATTTTTTGTCAGGTTTTTGTCAGCAATTCCACGCACGAAGCGATTTGTTGATCCTGCTGTCTGGATCTCTAGCAGTTTTCTTGGAAGTTAGCTTTGATTTCATGCCCTTCATTCTGGCACAAAATGACGCCCTGCGGGGATTTCCAACCTTTTTTGAAGGTGCTTTGAGGTCGCTTCCAGGATTTGCCTTTTCATAAGACTTTCTTCCTTTTTCGTTGAGACCACCATTTTTGTTCTGTCCTGCTTTACGTGTCCAAGCAGCTCCTTCTTCTAACTCAAAATGATCGGATAAATCAACATCTTCTTTCTTCACTGACTTGATGGGAACAGCAAAGCGATCCCATGCTTTCTCACCATAGGAGCATTCCTTTCTAGTCTCTGGCTTTTGGCAGAGCTGACAAAACTTTTTTTCGTCTTCTTTCTTCTCCTTTGCTTCATGGACGACTTGCTCATTCTTGCTAGTCATATAGTCAGCAGCAGTATCGATATAATCAGCAGCAAGAGTGACTTTAGACTGAACCCAACCAGGAAGTTGCATCTTTGGATCTTTGACTGCTGAACGCATACGATCCACAGCATTTTGGATGGTATCTAATTGACTCATGATCATGCCGCCTTCATCATCAATTTCTTTACCCATGGCAACTGCGATATGGTTTTCACGCATGATCGCACTTTCCTTCATCTGTTTGTAAGTTTTCTTCTTACCGTTCTTCCATTCTTTTTTGAGTTGCTTTTCCATCTTGAGTAAGTGCTTGTAGTAGTCTGGGAATTCGTCTAGATGTTGAAGGGCAATACCATAAGCTTCTTCATGTGTAGTGACATGCTCTCGCTCTACAGTAGAACCAACCTCTGCCTGTTTTATAATATATTTAACATCCACGCTATGTTTTTTAGCAATCTCTTGCTCTGTGGGAACTCTTTTTTTCATCTGCTAATTTCCTCCCAATCTACGGATGCCACAACAGTATCACTACCACCATCAGAAGTAATCACAAGTGCAAGTTCATAAGGAACTCCAGTTAATCCATTTCGTTCTAACTGGAATTTGAAGAGTGCTTCTTTTAGAATATCAACTTGAGTTACTCCTTGATTTGAAGCATTAAAAAATCCACTTGCTAGTATTCTTCCATCAGTAACAGAAGTTCCTGTGAGATTATATTCAACTGAACTATCACCGCCAGCACTCACCCAAGAACCGCCATTCACAGTTCCACTTGCTCTCACCTGCCACCCAAAAGCACCAGTAGAAATCGGCATCATAGAAATTGCTGTAAGAATTACAATAGCATCTAAATTAGTTGCTTTTAAACGCAATCCAACTACAGGATAATATGTTCCAGCAGTTCCTAATGTTCTTGGAGTATTAACTGGAATGTTAACTGCTTGCTGTAATCCACGAAGTTCATAACCACCTTCGGAAATGACAGTAGAGCAAACTTGCTTCATCGTACTACTACCACTTGTAGCACCAGTATTAGTAATCTCATATCTCAAAGGAAGTGATGCTGTTGTGATATAAGTTGTTGTAATTACATTTGCGTGGTGGAATGAATGACAGAGAATAAACTGTCCGTTTATTACAAATCCCATTCTTACAGTACCAAGACCTAACCATTCAATATCCATCCAAAGAATTTGTGCTTTGGTTGTATCTAATGTAATACCAGACGGACCAGTTCCATTTAACTTATCACCATTCCAATTTGCTTGTGCTACTTCTGTTTGAGTTCCAGTGGATAAACTCCTTTCTACAAAGTAAGGTGTCGTGCCATTAATCTCAAAATACATTCCATTGTCAGCACCAAAATATCCAACTCTCTGTCTCAAGTTTGCTTTTGGTGTGGCAGGAACAAAGGTATTCATCACAAGCAAAGATTTACCTGGCTGATACGAAAATACTTTTGTGGTCTCACGAATAACTTGTGCCCCAGAAGCATTATTCACTGTTAGATTAACCAGACCTTCGTTA